GGGCTTTTCTTGCGATTTGTGATTGATTGAGATAGCCTTCTCTATTAACGTTTGGTAAATTGAGCACCCTTATTTTAAGCCATTCTTTACGCTATTTGTTACATACCTGTCACATACGATATGTACTTTATATGTGTTCATATCACTTTTTAGGCTTACAGTTATGCTTCCATCTGCGCAAGCCACAAGTCAAACACCTTGCCTTCCGGTGCGTCGGGATCGTGCATATAGGCTTTTGCTACACGGATATACATATTGATGTCGCTGCCGTAAATCTCGGAGTAGTCGGAGTAGAGCATATTCATGACATAGTACCAATCAGCTTTTTGTGTTATGCCTTGCTGGTCTACGAGCTGACTTGTCTGTTCATATGTCCAATGCTCACCGCACGTGCCGTCAACATTCTTCATTCTGGAAACAGCTTTCTTCGCTAGATGCTCGTCAAAATGCGGACCATAAGCTACACAATGCAGTTTATATGCAGTATCCCAAAATAACCTTGGGCAGCGTCCGCGCACTTCTTCTAACGCTTCACAAACTATTTCTTCCATCTCTTCTATCTTTACTGGGTCAGCGCTTACCTTCTCCCAATATTTCTTTAGTTTGTGCATAACGTCGCCCCCTTACGCCATTTTTACAACGCTCAAAGATACATTGCTGATAGTGCCTGCTGCCGTAGCCTGCACCTGCAATGCTACATTATTATCAATCACACAGCAACTAGGCAATACTCTAAGCAGTGTAGCAAAAGAGATATTATATGTATCGCCTGTTGCACCGGTTACTGTTGCTTCTGCTCCCGGTACTGCTACACCATTACGAAGAAGATTTAATCCAATATCGCCTGCCGCAGTCGGGGTAATATCAGCGTTCAAAGTCACAAGGTAAAGTCCCTGGATAAGGTTAACGCTTGTACTGCCTGCCGGATGTTTAATAGATACGCCAGTCAGAAGATTGTTAGCTGGGAAGCCGACAAAGCCGTTCGCTGTTACAGTCTGCGCTGCCGTTGCTACCGTTGTTAATGCGGATTTCTGATTGCAAATCATTTGTTTTCACCTCTTTTTAAAAGCAATAGGGGCGGTTTGCACCGCCCCTAACACAGTGCAGTTAATGCACATAACTTATTATTTTTAGCCTGCGTTATACGCACAGCCACAAGCACCGGCTACGTTAGCAGCAATGCTTTGATATGGACTGTTGGTAATATAAGCGGGCTGCGGATAAGGTCTAAGCGTACCGATAAGATTTGCGCTCTGCGCCTGTTGACTTAATTGGAAGTTAGCGGTCTGCAAGTCGCGGTCGCGGTCTGCCAACTTGTCGCGCAGGTCTTGGATTTGGTTGGCAATCAGAACTGCTCTGGTCTTTTCGCCGTCCTCTTTTACTGCGTTGACAATATCGCAGGTATTACGCGCGTTCTCGTAGCGTACTGCGTCAATATTTCTGTTAGTTTCGCAGCAGCATTGCTGTTGAGCAAAACGATTTTCGGAAAGCTGACTGCCTAACTGATAGCCGGTCTGCATAATGTCACGTTGTACACCATTAAAACCATTCAGCATAGTGCTGTTCTGAGCGTAGAAGCCGTCACACAAACCATTTTGAACGCCACGAATACCTTCTTTAATATCCTGCATAGAAAATTGGTCTGCGATTTGGTCACGTGTCATACTGCCATTAGCAAAGATTTCTGCGCCCATATTGCCGCGGTTATTCCAATTACCGCCCCAGCCGCCCATAAGAGCGAAAAGAACGATAATCCACATAAACCACATACCGCCGCCCCAGCAGTCGCCGTAGTTGTTGTTTCTGTTCATGTCCATTACCGGAACAATGTTTGCACCTTCCATGATAAAATTTCACCTCCAGGAATTATATGTAAAGCTCATTGCGCGCATTAGAGCTTTAAACCGAATTGACTTAAAAACTGAGTAAACTGTTCGTCACTCATGCCGCGTTGCCTTGCAAGGTTACGTACAGTTTCTTTTAACTGCACTTCGTTCTTGCCTTGCCCCATTTGCATCGCGCGGCTCATCATAGGATTCTGCTGTGCTAATTGTGTAAGCATCATCATAGGATTACCGCTGTTCTGTAACATTGCCATTATCTGCATCGGGTTCATGGTTCATCCCTCCAATCTGCTTTTCCAATCTGTCCACACGTTCTACTAATCTATCTACAATGTTTTGTTCAGCATATGCAGGCTGCTTCTGCGAATTGTTAATTTGATATACTCTGAAAATCGGCAGGCCGTCTAAGCCTATAAGTTTTTCGTAAATCTTTCCTTCGGCAGGGCATGGAAAGAAAGTGCTCGTTCCGTCCAGGTCAATTTGAGCTGCCTTTGCTTCATCCATGCCGGTAACAATTCTGCCTTTCAATGTCATAGGCATAGGCTGCTGCATAGTTGGTTGATACATCTGCTGTTGCTGTTGCTGCAAATAATTCAGCCGTTGCTGCATCTGCGGTGTTGCTCCCATATAAGGGTTATATTGTCCGTACATACTTATCACCTCACTTATAGTGTAACTGATTTTTAGCAAAACAATCCCTATATATTCCCCATAAAAAAAGAACCGCCCTAAAAAGGGCGGCTCCCCGCATTTAAAGGAATGATAATACATTTGTTATTCGTTTATACGCAGTATTAAGTTCCTTGTCTACCGTTTTAACAGATACATTCAGCTCCGCTGCTATCTGATAATTGGTCAAGCCTTTCACAAATTTCAGTTCGCAAATTTCTACCTGTCGTGGTGTTATCTTTGCCTCCACCAATACCGCGCTGAATGAACGCCGCGTTGAAGTTTGCAACCAATCCCGCGTGTTCTTCAGCAGTGTGTCCATTTTGTTGTCACCTACCTACATACAAATAAAAGCAATAGCTGTTGCCACCCAACCAATCAAAGCGGCACAGATGAGTTTCCTTTGAAAAGCAATAGTTTCTACATAACCTTTTAATAACATTGTAATAATGCCTGCCGGTATTTGTTCCTTTTCATCCATCGTAACACCATCCAATAATTTTATTTTGCAGCTGCACAAAGCAAGAATAATAATGCACTGCTTGCATAAATATTCCGTTGGCATTTAATTCTCTTTGCTTCCCGACGTTCTAATTCCATTTGCTCTGTCAACTTCTTGTATAATGCTTCGCTGTGATTCAATGATTCCTCGGCACTCGCTAATGAGTGTTTGGAGTTCATCAGCGCTTCTTGCGTTAGATTGAGCTGTTTCTTCGCTTCGTTCAACTGCGTCAACAGTTCTGTCGACGTGTTCTTCTGCTGCTTCAATTTCTCGTCTGCCAGATTCAACTTCGCTTCCAGCAGATTCGTTTGATTTTTGAATTGATTCCACTGTTCGATTGACAGCGTTATCCGCTGGGGCGCCGCTTCTGCTGTGCCACCGCCAGTAAATGTCATTGCAGATAAGGAAAAGACCAGCAACAATAAGACCAATCTTAACAGCTTTATCAATCTTGCGTTTTGTTTCATCTTTCATTATTACCTCATATAAATATCTATATTTGCAAAATATAATAAATCGCGTCAGAAGCACAAACTTCGCCTACAAGCGGCTTTAGCTCGCCGCAGGATAAATCATAAGCGGCACTAAATTTAAAACGCTCATAGGCGAAGTATTTTTGTGCGAATTTACGCCTTTTGTAGAAGATTATTATTATGTGCCTGGTAGTTTGTTATAATCCGAAATAATGATGCAATGCACCAAGAGTAAAGCCTATAATAAGGCCTACCCAAAATTTTTTGTCAAGCACAAACATTTTCAGTTCTTCCATTGTATCACCTCCAGTCATTGTAGAATGTGTCACCGGCTGTTACGCAAATAAAAATACCAGAAAATGCTACGCGTATAGGAGAGGGAATAACTAAACCTCTTGTCGGTGACTATATCTAAAGCATGAGCTTTAAATCATCTTCCGTTTCCTGCTTTGCCGTAGGCAGGAATACCATAAGGAGTAGTAAGGTCAATGCCAGCGACGTACTCATAAGTAATTTGTGCTCTGTTTGCATAACCGGGGCGGTACATCTCGCCAACATCGGCAGCAATCCAGTAATAATTTTTAAACAGTTTGTTCAACGCTTCAAGGCTGCGCAGGTCTACACGTTCAAAACGATTCTCCAGGAAACGCTTTACAACGTAGGTTGACGTAGGACACCACATACCAGCATAAATCAAACAGCGTGTATCATCCAACGTCGGCACCTGCTGAAGCACCTCTACATATTGCAGGCAGTCACGTGACAACTGATCTAATTGTGCCTGCTGCCCTGCTTCACTTCTTAAAAGTTCTTTCAGCATCGGCAGTTCGCCGCTTGCCTTAATATCAATGTAAGTGCGGTCTGCATACTCTGCGCCGCCGGGGATAGCTCTCAGCAGCTCATTTGCTCTATTCCCTTCCCATTGGCTGACACCGATTGACGGATAATCATATGCAGTGCTTTTTGCCACGCTGTCATAGCCACCTTCAATTCCTGTATTAATTAATCCTTTTGCAATCTCTGTCGCTAACGCTTTATTCCAATCGCTCATCGTTTCGTTCCTCGCTTCTTATTCTAAACATTCTTGTTTCAATCGCCTTGTTTCCAAGCTGGACCAGAAGCAGCGCCACCATACCAAGTGTGCAGCTTTCATAGTTGCCCCAAGTTTTGGCGAAAAATGCAAGCCATAAAGTAACCAATACCCAAACGGCAAAGCCTATAACGGCACAGATTCTGCCCACGCTATAAGCATTATCATTCTTCTTTAACATGTTAATTAATTTACGCATCTTCTTCACCTCTGTTCTTCGGCGGATAGTTCTGTAATTCATTAATCTGTTGCATAAGATTGTCGATTACGCCATTGTCGCCAAGAGCTTCGTAGCTCTTGTAGCAGGCATCTATGCTTTCTTTTGCGTAGATTGGTATCCAACCTTTATCCTGAACATAATGATTATAAGCCTGGATAATTCTGTCACGTAATAAAGCTTGCAGTCCTGCTTTTAAAGCATCATTTTGTTTTTTCTTTTGTCTGTACATCGTAATAAGCAGCGTTATTACGCAACCGGATATAACGTTAATAATAGAGTTTAACGCAGCATCCAAAGATTGTTCCACCATTTCACTACACTCCTATAAATTAAATTTCAAGCGTCACAGTTTCTACATCTGCTGCCGTAGTTGCTTCCTCAACTTTTTCTTTCGCTATACGATATGCAGTATGCAATTTGTTTGAGCGCACTGCTACGGCAGCAATAATCATCTTTAAATCATTAGCTGTCACTGGTGTATCGGCATTGTCTGCCGTAGTCCACTCTATTGTAGTTTCCTCGCCTTGCAGTTCCAACGCAATAATTGCAGCGTTGATTCTGTCACGGGCTTTACTGTCGTAGTCGTAGAGGTGCCCATTATAAATAATAGGCTCTACCTCTAAGTTATCACGTTGAATTTTAAGCGTTAAAATTTTATGTTCTTTGATACTTTCAAGACTTTCTTCTTTGGTGATTACAGTAACACCTAACTCTTTAAGAGATTCCTCAGAGATTGACAGCGGAATGAAAATGCCGTCTTTGCCTAGTGCTTCCGAAAGGTCGTATAAATTTGAGTAGTCTTGTTCCTTATATGTATAAGTTGTTTGCATTAAATCACCGCCTTAGTTAAACACGATTTCTACTTTAAATTTTTTGCCCACATTAGCAGCTGCAAACATAGTAGCAACTTCAGCAGGTAAATCCTTTGAATATTCATAAAAACCGGGAACATAACTCTGATACTGAATGCTTGAAAAATTAATGCATACATTTTCATTTGTTCCCGTTGACGTTACTTTAACAGTAACATTATATTTACCACTGGTGACACCTGCAACATTAAATGCAAAGTCAAACCAACCACCATAGTAGGCTGCCATGACAAGAGTAACAGCCTTGCCATCGTGTTTCACACTACCTTCGACTTCACCAAACGTAGCATTATAGCGACTGTAGCCATATTGCGCACCTTGTTGCCCCATGGTCATGATAAATTCGCCGTCACCTTCAATGGTACTACCATTAGCCTTCATCAAAATACGATTCAATCCCATTTAAGCACCTCATGATAATTTTGTCGCTTGCGCAATGCTTGTCACGACACCACTAGCATTTTTAGTCAAAAAGATATTTAAAAGTAGACCACTGGCTGTTATCGCTAAATCCGCAGCACTGCCAGCATATTTTAGAGTGCCAGCATTAGTGATGCTCAGAGTGTAAGATCCATTCGCAGTAATGTAAGCAGTAAATAAAGTAGCGTCATCATTGTTCAGCAACCCTGCTAATACTGACATATCTAGCGTAAAATTGCCTTGCACATTATAGACTGCCACCGACGCAGCCGGGTTATCAGTAGCACCACTAATACGAGGTGCATTATAACTTTCAAAATTAAATTTCATTTTTTGGAAGTTTTGCTGAGCTGTCCAAGTGTTTTCAGTGGATGTGCTCACGCCACTACCTCCGCTAACAGTAATACTAACATTACCATTAGTGTCGGGTTGCACACCATTCACGCTCTTGACAACACCGCTAATATCAGCTTTAGTAGCATAAGTTTCAGTAATTACATTGCCTGCATTGTCCTGTGTTGCCTTTGTAGCAGCATAGGCTGTTTCTGTTTTACCTAACTTACCCCCTAAAGCAGAGTAAACAGTTTTGTTAGCAATAGGATTTGTAGAAGTGGAGGACAAAGTGGTGTCAACAGTTGTATTGCTAACTTCTGATTTCTTTGCATAGGTAGTAGTAATCACATTGCCCTCACCATCTTTAGTAGCTTTATCTGCTGTGCCTGTATAATTTGTATCACTAAGAGAAGCCACCATCGTACTCATGTTATCTTTTGAGTACCACTTTATAGTACCTCCTCCTGTTGTGCCTGTTAGAAGGGTTACACCATATACAAATAGATTTTGATTCGTAAATACATTTGATTCATCAAGTAATGCTCTTTTATCAAGGGCTTCCTTTATTACCTTGTTTTGAACGGGGTTCTTGGAGGTGTCAGACAGTTCTGCATCAACAGTAATATTACCACCGCCGCTAACGGCAATAGTTACATTACCAGCGGAATCGGGTGCTGTGCCGTTGACAGTCTTAACAAAACCACTAATGTCAGTTTTCTTAGCATAGGTATTAGTGATTACATTACCATCTCCATCATGGATTGCTGCCCTAGCCGTGCCATTATAATTTGCAGCGTTGATTGACCCAATAAACTGTGTGCCTTCACGCCACATTATTTTAGTAGCTCCACCAAGTAAAGTAAAACCAGAGAAAATATCAGTACCTACCTTATTCAGCAGTGCATTATAGATAACTTTGTTTTGTACCGGGTTTGTACTTGTGCTTGATAGTTCTTCATCAACAGTTACACCGCCACTAACAGTAATATTTACGTTACCATTATCATCGGGAGCAGTATTGTTTACAGACTTTACGTAACTATTAAGTTCTGTCTTAGTAGCGTAAGTGCTTGTAATTATATTGCCATCGCCATCTTTAGTAGCTTTCTTCGCCGTATTTGCTTCACCTGTATAGCTTTCTGCGTTTATATGCCCAACTACAACACTTTGCGAACCTTCGTACCACCTAATACTGCCTACATTCTTTTGCATATAAATAATGTCAAAGGTGTTAGGAGAAGTGAAAGTATTGGTATCATCAAGCACAGCTCTGTTATCAAGTGCGGCCTTTACTGCTCTATTCTGAACGGGATTTACAGAGGTGTTGGAAAGTGCCTCATCAACGGTCACACCACCGTCTGCTCCGTCTTTACCTTTAGGAAGCACAAAGTCAAGCACGGCAGCAGAAGAAGTGCCGCTATTGGTTACACTAGCTGACGTGCCCGGAGCACTTGTTGTAACACTGCCTATGGTGATTGTAGCCGCGCTGCCTGCTGGGCCTTGTAAGCCTTGTACGCCCTGTGCCCCCTGTGGGCCTGTCGCACCTTGCGGCCCTTGCGCCCCTGCTGCGCCTTGTGGGCCTGCATCACCTTTATCACCTTTGGGGCCTTTTAAGCTTGCCAACTGCTCCTGTGTGAAATCCGCATAGGTAAAAGCATCGCCCTTATCGCCTTTATCACCTTTTGGGCCTTGAACATTACCGCAGTCAATCCATGCGCTGCCATTCCAAACATAGAGATTAACACCCGCCATATAAGCGTCACCCTCGTCAGCTTTGGGGTGGGCAGCTTGCAAAGCTGACAAACTATCATACTTGCCTTTAATCTTAATGCCAGTGCCAGGGTCACCCTTCTCACCTTTTGCCCCCTTGATGTTGACTGCGGTAGGATTAGCCAAGCCAGCTTTATTTGTCCATGTCAAAGTTCCGTCAGCATCAACAGACGGAACAAAAACATTAACATTTTCGCTAAGGTCTTTTGTAGTGTCCATATAAGCCTTTGCGTTGCTTTCGCTCTTTGCAGCTGCGGCAGCCAAACTTTGCGCTGTTGGCAAAACCTTTGCCGGGTCCTCAGTAAGTTCTACCTTTGTTCCGTCGTCGTTGATTCTAAAGCTCTTGCCGTTCGCCCACGGAATTGTAGTATCAACATCAGCACTTTTGCTTATGTTCACCTTTAAACTTCTGCTTGCGGCATCTGTAAGTTGCTGTGCAATCATCGTCAATTTGTCACCAATAGCCTCAACCTGGTTAAAAGGATATTGGTCGGGCAAGTCTGTTTCCTGCGTCACCGGTACTTCCCTATAAATTGTCAGTTTCCACCCGGTCGGCAATACTGCCGGTCGTTCGCTCTCTGGTACTTCTGCACCGACTGCGTAACCTGGATAACGTACAACATTCTTTTCAACGTCAACATAATAATCTTTAGTCAGCAACTTTTCTTCGCCGTCTGCGTCAGTCAGCAAAACTTTAATGTCCGTTCGGTCTAAAATCTTAAACTGATACGCAAACTCCGTCGCGTTCCCATTGCCGCTATATGTAATTCTGTTCTCAATATCAGTAAGCATAATAGCTCCCCTCCTTTTATTATTTTTTGCCAAAAGAAAAGAGTAGATATATAAAAATATATCTACTCTTAATAAATCCACTTTAACTAATTATATACCTATTTTCAGCGGTTTATATCTATGCTACTTTGTGAAATCTTTGTCAATCTTTTTTACGTTCGCTTTTTGGTCTGCGTTTGTAAATATCTTGCAGTTCAAAGTCCATATCATCAGCAGCAATATCTATACCGTTAAATATGATATTGAAGATACCGCTAGGAATACCAAGCCAAGCACCGCCGACATATGCGGTCTGCTCTATCAACTCGCCCGGCTCTTTCTTACCTTCCGCGACATCGTTTATACGTCTTGCAACAGTAAAGCCCCTGTCAATCAAGCCTTGCGCCGCAGTCAGTCTGTAGCCGTAGTTCCTCATGCCTAGCAAATTCTGTACACCAACGTTCGCCGCTTGCCCAACGGGACCGCCCATAGACAACGGGTAGTTGATAAGCTCTTTTGCAAGGTTATTCCAATCGTCTTTTTTGTCTTTCTCGAAAGGAGCGGCCAAAGAAAGCTCTGCAATAGCTACGTTCAGCAAGCATACGCCTAACCATTTAGCGGTAACGAAAGCAATCAGCCGTTCAGCCATTTCTTTTTTTTCACCGCTATTCCATAACCTTTTGGCGATATGTGCTTCTCTGTCCCATTGGTTAAACTGTGTGTTGAAAAATCCCTGGAACATCGTAAACAATCTGAATAAGCCGCTGCCGCGTTGCAGACTTGATACATCATGAATACGACTGCTTCCCAACGTGCGGCGAATAACAGCGTTCGCAAAATCTAGTGCTTCCTGCTCTGTCTTGCCTTCATTAATTTTCTTCATGTATGCTTCTGCAAATACCGGCTTCGCAGTCATCATATCAGTGTAGCCTAACAGCAACGCGCCATATTTCAGCGTCTTTTTTTCAATCGGGTTAAGGTCAGAACGGTTCTGAATATCTCTCAACGTAACATCTGGCACTTCCATGCGTTCACGCATAAACACGCTTTTTGCGCAAATCGCATCTGCTTCCGCTCTGCCTTCACCTGTAAAGCCACGGTACAAGGCTCTGAAAGCGTCAGCATAAGAAAAGCCTTCTACGCTATTTCCATATAGCAGGATGTTAGAAAAGTTCTGCATTGCCGTTTTGAAGTTAAGCATAATAGCGGTATTTGTTGCAATATTACGTAAAGCGTTAGCGGCTTTCGTAAACAGATTCTCTGCCATATATGCCGTCTTATTGCCGTATGGATTAGCGCAAGCCTGCAAAAACTCTCTCAAAAGTCTTACGTTGGTATCGCCTAAACGCTCAACCATGTTGCGGTAAATATCCTCATCGTTCAGTACCTTTCTGAAATCAAGCATTGTTTCGCGATAACAAATATCATGAATAGTGCTTTTCACCGCCGTAACCTCACTGCCGCGCGATAAGTCAACGGGATACTTGCCACCAGTACGCGCCTTGCTGGAACCGGTGTTAGTAGTTAAAGTCCGCTGCGGCGGTCTGCTGCCTTCTTCGGTACTGTCGATTCTGTCGAATTTACCGGGCATACTGCCGGTACGTGTATCGCGTTTCAACGGGAAGTAACCACCGTCAAATACCACGCTTTCTCCGCTTGCAAGCTTCATCACCAGCGGTGACGCTTCAATCTTCGGCGGTTCGAAGCCTTTTGTTCTGCGGTTGACTTCTGCCAGCATAGGCCAGAATTTACTTGCCGCATTGATACGTGCCTGCGCATAGGCAATATCTGCTTTAGTCAGATGCTTGCACAAAAACTCTATAAGGTTTTGTTTGGTTTGCAGCATTGCTTCTTCTCTGCCGATAAGTTCGGATTCTTCCACCCATATATCAGAATTCTTTACGCCTACCGGTTTTTGCGAACAAAGTCTTGCAGCATTACTATCACTACCCAGGTTGCAAAGCATAGCAATCAAAGCATGCTTATCTGCACTGCCGCCAAGTTCTTCGTAGTAAATTCTTTTTTCATGTGCAATGCCGCTTGCTTTATCCGGTTCCCACTTCTGTAAAGCATCTGTAAGTTCCTTCTGATAACCTTCAAGCATCGTGCTTTCCATATCTGCGCAATGGTTGATTTTGTTGTAAAACTCCCTAGTAAAATAACCTTCTGTCCAATTATCCATCATCAAGAAGAAGTTATCAGCATTACGCAGCGTAGCCATGAAATTTTTAGGCCATTCAACAATTCGCTTACGCAGGCTCTTTTTGCTGTCGCTGCCAATCTCCGCCTCATACTCTACCGGTAATTCTTGCAGGTGCGCTATCGTATCAGCCTTAACCTGTTCAAAGGCTTCACCGGCAGCAATTTTATTCATCTTCGTATCTTGCTTTGCAATAGCACGAATGTTTTTCAGTGCGTCGATAACGTCCATATAGTTTGCAAGGCTAAGTTGCGGCGCGTTGGTCAAATCATTATTCGGGTTCAAAACAAACTCCGGCATAGAAATAATTTCGTCACCGTACTTTGCCTGCATCTCTGCAATGTAATCGCTAAGCGGCTGCACTTCTCTGCCGTTGGTGTTAAAGTCCTTGCGGTGATAGCCCATACGCTCCAGCAATGCGCACATTTGGAAGAAGTGCTGCTCTGTTCCCCACACTTCTTTCTTGCTGTGCATCTGCTTTCTGACGTACTTTCTTGCGCTTTCAATCTGATGTTTGGCCTTGACTGCTTCACGATACAAAGCGTGATTAATCATCTGCTGTTGCTTATACATAGCCGCTTCTTCCAAAAGGCCAGCTTTCGCAGCCTTGTTTGCATTAGCCGCCGCTCTGCGTTCTGCCATAGCAAATCTTCTCGGCTTCATAACCTCACCTGCTGGCAAAGTCTGAATATAGCGTTTAGCAAAATTATCTGCGTTCTGCTTACGCACTTTAGCAATATTCTCACGCTCTTTTTGCTTAATATCCTTGTCGCTTATTTCATTGAGTGCTTCATCAATAAGCTGTTGTTCAAGTGCCACTACTTCGCCGCTTTCGTCATTGTAGAGTGCTTCCCTTGCCGCTTCTCTTGCCTGCTCACGCTCCTGCATGAAGTCGGGGAATCTGCGGTTCACAGCCTTGTCAATCTCTTGACGTACCATAGCTCTTTCGCTCGGTGAAGTCAAAATATCCTGCGCCATAGCATCGCCACTGTCATAGCCCAAACTGTCAGCCACCCAGTCAAACAGTTCTCTCTGCTCGTTAGACAAGGCACGCTTTTTGCTCATCTCCACAAGGTCGACTTTATCCGGGTTAGTTTCAAGCTCGTGCTTCAAGGCTTTAAGCTCGTTAAGCTCTGTAAGCTGCTCACCCTCTACCAAAGTTTCGGCAATCTCCTTCAAGCCTTCCTCATTCTTTAGTTTCGCTCTGTCACCGCCGTTACGAATATAGTTCCTTGCCCAGTTGTCCTGTACGTCGCTGCCTTCATTCTCATTGACGGTGTAACCTTCGACAATCTCCCTTGCCATTTCGTAGCCGCTGGCATAGCCGTTTTCCTCTGCTATCTGGTCAAAGAGTTCTTTTTGCTCCTGCGATAATTGGTTGCGCTTACTTTCTTTTACCAGGTCGACACCTTCGGGGTCTGTTTCAAGTCTATGTTTCAAGGCTTGCAGTCTGTCCAGCTCATCTACAATATGCTTAAAGTCTGCCTTAATTTCAGCGTCGCCATAATCTAAACCGGTGCTACGCAAATCGTAGTAATCCGCTATATCTTCGCCTCTTGCAATCTTTTCAGCAATTCTTCTGCGTCCTTTTTTACTGGTCAAGTCGCTTACGCTGCCGCCGTAGTCATGAACGTATCTTGATACCCAGTTGACATTACGAATACTGTCACCTGCTTCATGGAATACAAGGCCTTCAATATCCGCTTGCTCTAAAGCTCGCTTAGTCCAATGACGTTTTCCGTCCTTGCCTATCTCACCAAAATCAACCAAGACTGCGCTTTGATCCGGTATGCCTGCAAAGTCATTTGCATACTTGCCTTCTGTTCTATTGGTTGCGGCAAAGTAGCCCCACTTACCATTGATGAAAAACGCACGCTCACTCTTGACTGTATCTTGATATTCCGCAAGCTCGCTTTCTATTCTGTCAGCAATGGGATTTAAAATATCATCAATAGTTCTGTTTGTGTCTTTTAATAATTCGTTATAGTTTATACGTTCATTGCCATAAATATATTTTCTTGCAAGCCTACGCGGATTAGCTTCTATTGTTTCCCATTCGTTGATTTTCTGCTTGAAGTTAGCATGAGCCATGCCGTGCTCATCAACAACAAATGTAGGATTGGTTACAGTTTTTTGTCGTGACTTGCTAAACATAGCAATCAGCATATCTTCGGCATTTGCAACACGCTCTTTAGAAAGTGTGCCGTATGTGTCGACTTCTGCTTGAAGATACTCAACTATCGGATTGAGTATATCGTCAATGCTGGCGTTAGTATCGTTCAGCATATCATTATAGTTTGGCAGTACGCTTCCTAAAACGTGCCTGTACTTTCTTGCTATAATTGCAGGATTGGCAAGCTTTGTTTTGCGCCATGGAGTATCCGAATTATTAGCATGAGCCATGCCGTGCTCATCGTCTATAAAGTGCGAATCAACAACCTTAACTTCCTTACCAAACTCATAACCTACCTGGTGTCTTGCACGATTGACAAGCTCCAATGATACTGCTTCTTCAATCTGCGGCCGTATTTCTTCGATGAAAGCAGCCTTTTCAGCTCTGCGTTTTGCGCTGAAATCAGCCATTGCTCGCCTTGTCAGAATATCCACGGCCTTGTCTTTAGCCTTTAAGATTTTATCCTGCAAGGTTTTTTTGTTTTGGTCTGATAGCTTAGATGTTATATTCTCCGGCAAGCCGCCGAACATGCCCTCCATGCGCGCCATAACTTCAATTTCTTCACGGCACGCCAACATTCTGTCGAATACCTGCCGTACTTCCGGCGTTAAGTCTGCCGCATTTTCGCTTCTTGCTATCTTGCTATAAATAGCTGATAACCAATTAGCGAATCTCTGGAACACTCCGCGCAAGCCAACACTAGGCGCTTTGCCTTCCATGATGTAGGTTTCAAATGCTTCTGCCAGTTTTTCATGGCCGGCTCTCTTTGCTTCAACGTCACCGCTTGCCCATGTGTCAGCGTCAATGCCTGCATACTCCATGAGCTTTTTCGCATCAGCGTTTAGTCTTGTGTTGCTGGGGTCTGCCAATGCTTCGTTAATCATGGTTTCCACAAAGTAGTGTCCTGTTTCGTGGATAACTGTACTTGCATCTGCGCCCTTAAAAAGCGTGATAACATAAGTACCATCATCCATTGGGGAAATCATGCCTTTATCTTTCAGTGTACCGTTGACAATTTTTTGTTGCTTGTAATTATCTGCTTTTTGTGATACACTATCAGCAAAAGAGGACGTTTTGTTTGAGATACTGGGCTGAGCCTTGAATTGCTCGGAACCCGAGGGCTTGAACGCGTCCTCTATTTTTTTATACTCACTTTCGTTAAAAACATTATGATTATAATATGATAATGATTTATCATTATGTTCTCTTACTGTAACAACTACATAACGTTTTTCACCATTAACATTCAGTGCAGAATGAATATAATAAAAATTCTCGTCTGAATGTTTTTCTTTTTGCGGCGCAGATTCTGTAACGAAATTACCATTCTCCATAATTTCACGTAAATAGCGCAATGCAAAAAGTTTTTCTTTTTTAGCGGAAGTGTGTTCCATTTTCTTTCTGCCACTTGTGCCAAATTTAATATTATTTTCTTGATACCCTTTATCTATTCTAATATCACCCAATACACTATTATGAACGCTCGTACCTTGCAAGTTGTCCCTATACCATGCAAAAGCCTTTTTCTGCAAGCTCTTCAAATCTGAATAGTGTCCCATCTCATTTCCGGTAATATTAGTAGTATAGAATTGCTCTTTTTTAAGCACTCCTCCCTTGCTAAACCAGCCATTCTTTTGTTTAGCTTTGCCGCCATCTTCAAAGCGCAGCTTATTCTTTTGCAGCCATGCAGCAGGATTTTCGGGGTCTGCAATAAGTGCGCGGCTCTCCAGCACTAAGCGCAAATTGCCGGCATGAGATTTATTCATACCTGCTTTAGTAGCACTATCGACAATAGCGTCAAGTTCTGCGTCAAGCTCCGTGCTTGCCTGCCTGGTTAAGTTGTACCCTTCTCGCAGTTCTTTACGTGTTTTTGCGCCGCCGTCCGACAATTCGCCGTTGCTGTCAAAATACATATTGTCTTTCGTAGCTTCAAACAGCGCATTATCTTTAGCCATTGCCGCCGTAAACTTGCCGCGGCTAATGTCTATATCCTGCCCAAGTTCTGCAGCCGCCTCTACTTCTTCTTCGGTAATTCCTAATTCCTCAAAAAGTTTGTTGTTACTGCTGGTCTGCTTGTAGCCTTCCAAGTCCTGTGCAGATACTGTTACTGTATCGTCCTCAAAGTTTGGATTATTCGCTTCGATTTCAGCCGCCGCACGTTCCGGATTAATGCCTGTTTCTTTGATTCGTTCAGCATCCGCTACTAACTTCGCCTTACGTTCTTCGTTAGCTTTTAATGCGACGTGCTCAACAACGCTGTCAACTGCAACGCTTACGCCGCTAACACTACCGCCAAGAATAGCACCAATAAGGCCGCTATATCCTGCTTCCTTCAAGTTCTGCTGCCAGTTCTCTCCCCACTTCTCTGCAAGTTTGGCAGTGCTTGCGCCGGGGTTCTTTGCCCATAAGTCTGTAGCTTGCTCCGGGAATTCCTGCAATGCTTCGGTAACACCTTCTTCAAGGCCACGTTTGGTAACTTCCCATATCTTAGCTTTCAGTCCGCTACCGGCAGGCATCTTTTTAAGCAGTCTGCCAAGCGGCAGTTCTTCTAATACTGCCTGCGGGATTGCATTCATCAAGCCAGCCTCCGCTGCTCTGGTTGCGCTTACGCCCTCTTTGCGCAGTCGCAGGTATTGTTCGCCGCTGATGTTTGCACCATTGTAAAGCATACTGATAGCGTGTACAGTTTTTGCAGTTGCCCCGGCAGCGCCTACACCTTTAGTCAGCGCAAGCTGCGCTAAAAGCTGAATACCGTTTTCAGCCAAATCATAACCAAGTTGCCCAGCCGCCGTATCAGCCTTAACTTCTTCGCGCTTCAAAATCTCATCGGTGACATAGCCTAAAGCCTTGCTGATGTTCTCTGATTGGTCATACTCTTTAACAACATTCTTGTCACCCTTATGAGCTTCAATATTAGCGTCAACGGCCGCTTTAGCCGCACCGAATAAGCCACGCACCGAACCTTTAAGGCCGTTCATTACGGCAGTGCCTATGCCTGGTTTATCGTCGTTGATAATGCTGCTAGTATCAATCGTCGGCGAATTATTGCTCTTTACTGCCTGCGAAAACTTATTGTATTCATCGTCGCTCATTTTTTGCAGGTCATAATAACCTAGAGTTTCAGCAGGAGTTAAATTGCTGTCTGCACCTGTCGCATAACCGCCATCGTACCAATCCTGTTTTTCGTTTCGCAGTCTTTGAAATTCTTTTTCGTTATCTTCCCAGCTCATTTAATAATCTCCATTCATAACCTCATCAAGATAGCCGCCGTTGACGTTGCCGTCGCTGCCGTCAAAGTATGTTACGTGATACCAATCGTCAGCAATTTTTTCAGCTCTGGCTATACCTGCTTTTGCTAACAGTGCGTCACTGCCGCTAAAAGTTTTTGTGCTGTCCCATAAGAAGCCCGGCTTTGTTACGTAAGTACCAAAAGTTCGGGTAGTTATAGCTTGCTTCATAGCGTCAACTAATACTGATTCATCCGGGTTCATGCCGTTGTGTTCAGCGCGGTACGTACGTACCCACTGTTTACCGTATATCTTCAGTCCTTGTTTTACTTTATCGTTAGAAGAACCACCCATTACGTACTTACAAAGGCCGTCCCAATCATACGCATATTCGCCTGCGCCACTCAACCAATTATCATAAGACTTATCTAATGAATTCATATCAGAATTAGTTGCTCCGTGACTTCTTGCAAAAGCTAAAAACTCTGCCTTAGACTTAAACCTGCCTGCTTCCAGCATAGAGATTACTGCCTCTTTGCCGTCACTGCCAAGTTTGGCTATGCCTTCACGTCCGCCGCTACCGCCGCTTCCGCTTCTGCCTTGCGGTCCGTATATTGCCGTTACCGCATTACGATATGTTACGTACTTGTCGGGGTCACTGCCTGCTTGATTAGTAGCCCACGCCATAGCATCACTATAGCTTGTGCCGTTATTAAACATACTAAATAATTCACTCTTTATTCCTTCAAAAAGTTTGTTTTTCTTATAAGTTTCTATTCTGTCATGGTCTGCCTTAATAGTGCGGTACTGCTTTATAATGCGGTCTTGCTCATCCTGGCTCATGCTGCGTGTGCTGCGCACGCTTCCTGCTCTGTTGGTAACACTCTCTGCGTATTCTTTGATACTAGGCTCATTCCCATGTTGCGGTGTGTCCCAAGTATTCCCCCATACATCCGTTGTTTTACCGCTCACCCAGCGTTGTGCATTAGTTTCTCCGCTATACCATGCTACCGCCGCACCTGCTGCACCGTATTTATCATAGTATTGTTTTAACTTAAAGCGTGCGACTTTTTCTTGATTTTCCGGTGTCATTTCTGCACCTGCTGGCAAGCCTGCTTCTTGGCTCCAACTAGGCCAGTTACTAGGCAAAATCTGATATTTGCCGCTTGCACCGGTGCGGCCATTCTTGGCGTTATAATTGCCGCCGCTCTCTTGAATACCGAAAGAAGTTAGCAAATTCTCAAAATCATTACCGCTTTCGCTGCCGCTAAATCCTTTCATGCCTTCAAGTTCTTTGCGTACTGCTTCTTCATTGTCGCCATATTTAGCATACAAATCTTTAGCGGTATTTCTTTCAAAAGCGCTGCTCTCTTTATCGTATGCCACCTTTTCAAAAGCAGCTCGCTGATTGGCAGTCAGATAACTACCGTACTTATCCATGATGTTACGCATAGTGCCATAATCTTCGTTGGTGATACTTGCGCCGACGGCACTTGCTACCACCTGCCCGATGTTGGCTCTGCTTTTAGATTCGATAAACTCTGCGCCACGCTTGCCATATATAGCGCTTGTCAGTAACTGTGTACGAATAATCTCATCTTGCAGTGCCTGCGGATTATTCCAGTTCTTCTGTACAAACTCGCAGGAGTTCTGAATATTATTGTCATAGCGTAAATCAGTGACTGCTTCTTTTTGCTTCTGCTCGTATTGGTCGACAGTCTGGAAGCCTTGCTGTGCGCTCTGATACATTAAATGGTCTAATGCAAGCTGATTCTTTTGGCTGTGCAGTTTGGTATTACTTAATACATCCTGCCTTGCCTTATTTATCTGCTCTGTGTAGCTTGCGCCTGCGCCGGCAGTGCCTTCTAATTTCGTATTCATAAGGCCGCTTTCATCGTTGTACATGATGTTATAGCGGCTCTTATTAAATATATCCATAGCGTTAAGGATAGACTGTTTGTCCTCATCCTCTTGCTGTGCTTCTACTGCTACCGCCCATTTGTTGGCGGCACCGGCAATAGCGGCAAGTCCTTTGCCGCCGCTGCCATAAGCGTTAAGATCACTCGATACCTTGACAGTCGCACCGCCGCCGGCACCTAAATTGACGCTGCCTTGATAACCTGCAATCTTCATACTGCACCTCCCTTACCAGTTCCATTTAGTAAAGCCTGTATTATCCATGAACGGGTTATTCTTCTTTGCCTGGTTGTAAAGATTGAAGCCGTTCATATTGCTAGCAGGAAGATTGAAATCACTGTTAGCATCGTACCATTCATCACCGCTTACTGTAGTTGTTCCCTTGCTGCCGCCAATCATGCCTTTAGAGTAAGCGTTCGCCGCCGCACCTACAAGCGTACTAAACATCTGCATTTTGCCGTTGGCTTTAGCGTTCTTCGCCGCCGCATTATATGCGCTTGCCTGGTTGCGATAATTAACCTCGTTTACATAAGTGCTCCACGCATCATTACGCTGATTCTGCAACAGATTCATACTGTCTTTTTTGTAAGCGTCCTCACTGCTTGAAAGAATATCGCTGACACTGCCGCTGCCGGTTAGCCCGCTGCTGCCGGCCGCCGCCAGTGCCTGCCCTCTTGCAAGCCTCATTCTATCGTTGAGTTGGCTTTGCTTCTGCGCATACGCTTCTGCCTGCTGCTCACGTTGGCGGCTCATAATAGCCGCGTTCTGCTGTGCAGCCTGCGCCTGCGCTTTATATGCCTGCTCCTGCTGTTTGGCCTGCTGATGTTGTCCGCTTAACTGCATAACAGTTTGCAGACCCATTAAGATTCCAAGTGTACCCATTACGCTCACTCCCCTCTATATGGAATATAAAACTGATAAAACTTTTTGCCGTCCCAACCTGTTTTAGGCTCTACCAAAAATACCGCTCCCAAGTGTCTTAAATAGTTAATGCTAGTGCGGTTCTTCTCGTAGACGATATTGTGCAGCAGTCCATGCTTGCGTACCCATTCATTCAGCACTCTTTTTGCTTCCTTGAAAAGCAGGCTCTTTGTGTACCCGTTGTAAAGTTCGTTCGTACCTACCATCCAGATTCCGCGCCCCGGTGCGCCCCATTCCATAACGCCCTTGCCGAATATCGCAAGCAGTTTTCCGTCCTCACCACGGTATACCCTTGTTTCTTCGTCAAGCTTGATACTGCCGATAAGCACGAATACCGGGTCACTGCTTGCTTCCAAATCTTCCTTATCGTGCGGCCGTATATCTTGCATAAGTTCTTCAATCAACGGCACAACATTTTCTTTTGACTTATTATCAAGGATTTCAACAGTCCACTTCTTAGCCACCGAAAGACACCTCCCGCACTACCGCCAGCAAGTTAAAAGGATATGGCTCATCCGTAACGATAATCACTCTGCCTTCGTTGTTAAAGCCGCCAATAGGCAAAGTCATATGCTTGTCGCCGGTAAATAATTTAATATCGCTCACTGCGTTCTGTTCGTCAAAGTTCATCAAGTCCATAGTATTTATATCCGGACCGACCATACCGCCAAGAGAATTACTTAAGCGCAGGATGCAATTACTAATCTGCTTTTTGCGTCCTTGCATAGTGCCGTCGCCCGTCCTAATTTCGACGTTTGGCAGTTCCACGATACTCCTATAAGGCAAGCCAATAAAAGCGTGTTGTACGGCCGCTGGAAGCGTCACAGCGCCGTCCTGGCTTACTGTCAGTCCGCTATACATTCTTCCGTCACCGATAACAGTAACTTTTTCGCCTGCCAACTCTGCCGCATCAATCTCTGTTTCCCCACTGCTCTTTTCAGCAGTGCTATACTCAATAGCATTATCAAGCATAATATAATCGTCTGGGTTATTGCTCTTTGCAGGATTCTTTGCCAGATACTCGATGTTGCGTACCGTCACGCCGTTTATCTCTCGCTTTACTACAAGATAAATAATATCTTCGTCGCCTTCCTGCACTGCCGCCACTGCTTCAATCTTGCCCTGCGTTTCTATCGTCGACCAAGCATATACTTTCTGTTCCATGATGTAGGATAAGCAAGCCATAGTCCCGTCACTTCTCACAAAATATATAGTGCTGTCGGGTTCCTGCTTATATGCACTGTCGACAATCTGTACATTCTCTATGATATGCTTTGCTAGCAATGTTAAGTCATTGCCGCCGTAGCTGTCTGTTTCATAACTATATGCCATATCCCTTACAGTGCTTCCACGTCCTTGTACAAACACGATTCTGCCGCCAATCATCAACGGCTCAACAGTGCTGCATCCACGTGTAGTCTGCATTTTGGGAACGGCTTTAGATGGTGTTACAGTATCGCTGCCACTTACTGTCCATTCGTTACCGGCAGTCAAGACGATTAAATCGGTACTTGCTATCAAGTGTAAAATCTTAAACTGCTTGCGGCTCACAAAGGCAAGTGCTACTGCGCTATCATCGGTAACAGTGCCGCTGGCTTTCTCTACGCTGAAATCGCCGTAGTCGCCGGTCCTGCTCATCCACACCATATAAGGCTGCTTCTTCGTGCCGCCAAAACATAATCTGTCCTGGAAAAAGCAAAGTGTTTGCGGGTACCCGAATTCTTCACTCCATGCGCCCCACAAGAAATTAGTAGTCATATCTGTTGAGCCTAGCTCTTTTTCAACATGAGCTTTTGCCGTGCTGTCGCTGGTGATTTCAGTAAGCTTTACAACGCCTTCTGCATTGTAGGCCATTGCTGTTAAATCAACAGTGCAAGTACCGCTAGTTATAGTGCATACCGCCCTTAAAAATACCGGCTCTGTTACACTGCCGCTTTCAGACGGATTATAGTCACTCTTAGATGTATATTTTCTGTATTCCTTCCAACTTTCGCCATCGTCACTCTTTTCTATGGTAAAACTGCCTTCCCAGGTTCCGTGACTGATAACCTTCCAATTTTCGCCCACACGTACTCTTTCTGTCGTGCCGTTGCTGGCGGATACAGTCTTGCTTGCAATCTCTTGTTTAAGTTTGATATACGCGCCCGGCTTGCTGCTAGCGAAAATATTCTTGTTGCTCGTCAAGGTAATATCACCTTGCGTTCCCGAAGGTGTCAATTCTTTATTGCCGGTATATAAAATCTTTACCCAGCCATTAGCGCCCGCTTTGCCGTTTGGGCTACCCTTTATACCGCCGGCACCGCCTGCCGCACCGCCGCCTGCGCCATATGTTACGCCTTGCGTGCCAACATTAGAATAATAGCCGTCCTCGCCATACATACGGCTAGCCGCGCCGCCTGCGCCTCCGCCTCTACCGATCAGCCCACACGCCGTACTATCCGTGCCTTTAGTGCCGCTAGTAGCTGTTGTATCTTCGTAGTTGCCTGCACTATAAGCATACGCGCCGCCACTGCCGCCGCTACCGACCGTAATCGTATAACTTGTGCCTTTATCCAGCGTTACAGTTTTTATAATGCGTTCACCGCTGCCGCCGTCACCGCCTTTGACTGCATAATTATAGGTATGGTGTTCTCCGAGCCTTCTCCATGTAACGGCACCACCGCCGCCGCCGCCTGCACCCGAAATGTCAATTTGGTATTCACCGGTAACAGTTGGTTGGAATGTGTAGGAACCGGGCACGGTATAGCTTATGCCGCTATAATTTTCAAGTGAGGTCGATTCATCGAAATACATATCAGTAATTTCAAAGTCAGCAAAACGCCAGTCGGTGTCCGAATATCTTGCAAGCTGTTTCACGGGATATTTGCCGCTGGCGATAAACATAGTATCTGCGCTTTGTACAAATCTCAAATCTTGCAGCATATCTGCCGTGTACGGTGTCACAACTTCTATGTTTATATAAAATCCGTTCTTATGCACCCTTATATATTTCTCGCCAATCTCCAAAAGATAGTCGGTGTTATCTGCGCCGTTGAACGGTACCAGGATGCACGCTTTATCGCTATGTTTCGTTCGTGCCATATACTTCATGCCCGGTCTGCGATAAATAGGGCCGTGCGGCTTGATAAGGCAGTTATAGGCTTGCAGTACCGCAAACTGATATTTATCTAAATCGACGCGGTTTGCAACTTCGGCGCTGATTTCCCCGCCGGTAAATGCAGGCTGCAATAAATAATAAGGTGTCAACCCACTAGCCATAATTACGCCCTCCCGTCAAAGTATTTACTCGGGTAGTCCGGCAACTCTTTCTTTTCGCTTGCCGTGGTATGCTTTGCTTTCTGCAATGCCGCCATTGCAAGCTGATACTGTGTCTGTTGCAAGCCGCTGTTGCCGGTCAGTTGTACGCAGATATTAAACGCCAACATATGAGTAAACGCACTCAAAAAATCACTCGAAAACATTTCTACATCGTCAACGTCATAGGTATATTCAAGCCATGCAGCAGGAATGTTGCACCCTATGCCAAGCACGTTGTCGCTTGCCATATACAAGTCCCATTCTTCCTGCTGCTGTTCGCCTGCCCTTATCATTGCGCCGGTGTCAGCGTCAAATATCTTGCGCACAGCAAGGCACTTTTCGGGGTAGGCGTAAACGTGGGACCAGTACGGAGATTCGATACTAAGTTCTGCAAGCTTGCTCACGCGCTTTGCAAATCCCCAAGTGTAGCTTCTTAATAACTCTTTGCGGGTAGGCTCATAAAACAGTTTACACTGTCTTGCTAGCTCCGACTGCTCATCTATATTGCTTATACGCCCTTTGGCGATATGAGCCAGCGCCATATTACATACATCGGTAATGTTAAGCATTTTAACTATTCCTCCTTGATTATTAAAAAAGGGAAGAGCTTTCGCCCTCCCCTTAAAGTACCAAATCAGCCCGGCCAGTTCGGAACAGTTTCAGTCAAGCCAGCAGTCAGTTTGCCGCCGCTTGCGCCGCTTACAGTCAGTCTGGAAAAAGCCTTCATGCCATACGGCAGTTTTGCTGCAACCAAAATGCCCTTTTTGCTGGCGGCAAGAGTATAAGTCGCAACAACGGTTTTAGTGCCGAAGCTTTCGCTGTCAGAAGTTTCCAACGCCGCAGTGATGGTACCGCTAGTAGCTAAGGCGGTCGGCGCAGTAATAACAAGAAATAACGGGTCAGCCGCATCACCGCCGCCAACGTTCGCAATTACATTGCTGGTCAAGGAATTATCCATGTACATATTTTGCTGGTCAAAAATCATTGTTATTCACTCCTTCCGGTTACACGACTGCCGCTTCGGTTTCGCTTTGGCAGTCAAGTTTCTTAATCTGAATACCTGCAAGGTACAGTTTAGGCGGCGCGTCCATAAAATCTTGACGGGTAACATGAACATTGTTCTTGTTGTTCAAATAGCACTCCAGCCAAGAGTATACGCCGTCAGATACATACGCAACCGGCGCTTTCGGGTCTTGCAGACGGTTCTTTGCGAAGATGAATTTATTCATCAGTTCGCGTTGCGCACTGTCAGTCAAAGAGTTAAGCTTTTGGACATCAATGTTGCACACGCGCACAATAGAACGAACATTTTGTACCGCCAAGCCACACTTCCAAGAGTACAAAGTCTGCAATGCACGGAACGGCTTGTTGTTCTCATCGTATACGTCGCTTTCGCCCAAGTCCTCAGTTTTCAAGCCTGCCTGGGTGCCTTTAGGATATACACCCATTACGCGGCGGTCGCCCCAATCTACGAAGTAGATAGAAGCATTAGTGTTAGTACCAGGAGTACCCGCGGAAATCACCTGGTGGCCCGGAGTGCCTTTGCCGCCGTCGGTCAAAGTATTGTAGCGTACCGCAATACCATTGAAAGTGTCCGGGTCTTCGTCCAAGTTGCCGTACAAGAATTGACGTGCGACGTATTGGCCCATGCCTTCTACGTGTGCATCATCCTCTGCCATGCGGAACGCCTGCGGATTCGGTTTACCGGAAAGCAGTTCAACGTCCACGCAGGAACGGTCCTCCAAGTGCATACATACATCAATGCGCTGCTTTACAGTGCCTTTAGTCGGAGAAGTACCGCGGTTAATACGACGGATAGACGGAGAAGGCAGGCTCGCACGAATAGTAGTTTTAGTACCAATCGGCAAATCGCCTTCCATCCACCGAATATCTTCCATAATAGGATTAGATTCGTTAAGTACTTCCATAACGCGGTCAATAGCGCCTTGCGGAGTTAAGTACTTTCGTAAGTCGCTCATAGTTTGGGAGTAACCAATAGTAGCCATAATTTCATCATCCTTCCTGTTTTTTAATTAAAAGTTAAAAATTATTTGTACCTGCTCCAGTCGGTTTTCGGGTACATGTTTGCGGCAACGCCTTGTGCAGTGTTTAAGCCTTGCGCGCCGTTTTGTGCAGCCAAGCCGGGGTCCTCGCCAAGCAGTTCGCCAAGTTTCGCAAATGCTCTCACGATAGCAATTTGATTGCCTGCGCCGGTAACTTCCAATGCTTCACGCACATTCAAGCCTGGATACATTGCCTCCAATTTGCGGCAGGCAGTATCACAAAGGCCCTGTACTTTGCCCAAGTCTGCGCCCAGTGCTGTTTTTGCTTCGTCGCCCCATTTAGCGATTTCCTGTGCGCGGAGCTGTTCCACGCCTTGTACTACACGGCTTGCATACTCTGTGCCGTACTTTGCAAGCGCTCTTGCCTGGTCATTGCTAAGGTTCATGCCCTTAATAACATCCACAAAGCGTCCTTGCTCATCAGCACTAAGCTCATAGCCTTCTGGCATCTCTACTCCTGCAAAGTCATAATTCACTGTGCCGGGCTGCTGTTGTGTGCCTTGCCCATTACTTCCGTTTCCTGCAATGGTGCTGGAAGCACTTGTATTATTAGTTGCATTAGTAGTAGCCGGTTCTGTCTGTTGCTGTTGTACTGCGGCGCTAGGTTCAGCCTGCTGCTGTGCGCCTTCGCCGTTTACAACTGCGTTTTCGCCGTTCTCGCCCATTAGTTATTCCTCCTTGTTGTTATCTACATATTCCACTGCCAGCTCTTGCAGCTTTAGTTGGAATTCTGCATACTCCATTTCAGCCTGCTGCTTTAGCTCTATGCCTTGCAGCCCAAGGGCTAAAATACTTTTGATAATGCCTAAGCCTACGTCGCGACGGCCTTCGTTATAGAAAGTCTTGCTGTTGCCGGTAAAGCACATAGAGTTGACTTTGGTTACATCAAGCATACGCATCAAGAACCAGCGTCCGCTTTCACTCCCCAGCAAGTCGAGTAGGGCTTCTTTGTCCCTTCTTGCCTGCTCTCTTACCATGTACTCTGTCAGCAGTGCTTGCTTTCTATCCTCGCCGGTATTGGATTTATATTTAAACTGCTCGCTCATTGTTCCCAACCTCCCGGCACGCCTAGCCAGCTTGTAATAGCCGGGTTAGAATCATTCGCCGCCGCAGTAAGATTTTTGGCCGCCTCTGCCGCAGGAGCCGCAGCCTGTGCCATTGCCAAGCCTTCCTGCATTTCCTGCTGCCGTTGCATTTCCTGCTGCTCTTGTTTGAGCATCTCTTGCACTTCTTCATCACTGCGCAATGCCATTGCAGGCACGCCAAGCATTTCAAAGTATTTTGTAATAGCACCCAACGGGTTAATCTTCTTCGTAACTTCTGGCCATACTTGCGCCATCTGTCCGGTCTGTGCTATCGCCTGTTCGATATTCACAAGCCCGCTCATCTTCTGCGCCTGCGCCAACGGTGAAATATAGTCCACTTCTACATCTTCTTCACTCAAAAGGTCTTGCAGTTCTTCCGGCACCGGAGGAAATCCGCCGCTTCTGTCGATGATGTTATACACACGTTGAAGAATCAGTGTTAAGAATTCATCCTGCAATCGCTCAACCACGGGGCCTAGCTGTTGCAGTTTTTCCTGCGTTCTCTCCATAACCTCTCTAGCAGTCATGCGGCTATTATCAAGGTTATCTAACATCAAGAACAAATCAGCACTGTATGCTCTCTTTATAGCATCCTCAACGCGAATAATTTCTTCCTGCGCGTCCTTTAAGTCAAGGTCAACCGCGAACAAAGGCTTAACCATATCTTGCGTCTGGTCATCTACGGCTGTTAGACCGCCAGGCATCAAGTTAATACCGCCGTTATTCATAAGGCTTGGACTGCCTTGCATCGGCGGCTTTATCTTTAACTCTATTGCTGTGAGATAATCTTTTTTCAGCAGTTGCAGCATTTTGCTGTCGCCTTCTGCAAACCACGCAGGACCTCTTGCGTATGCCTCATTGCCGCTGACAAGATAACGCGCTACCGGTACTGCTTCTTCTTCAAAGCCGCCAACATACAAGTATTCGTCACTCTCTGACTTTTCCAACCAGTACACGCTTCTATACGGCATGTTCAGTCTGTCCATGTAGCCAGGCAGTTTATCGCTGTTAGGCTCTACCATCCAGCAGACTTTATACTTCTTAGTAAGATTGGTCTGATTGTCTAACAGTCCTTTCAGATTGTCTGGCAAAGCGTCTACGCCGAAGCAGTCCGCTAGCTGCTGCAAAGTCATATCGTACTTTCTTGCAAAAGTAGTTACCTTGCCGAAGCCGTCTGCTTCAAGTGCATAAGTACCGATTGTCATTGTCTGGAACCGCACGCCGTTTTCTGCGTCGTAGAATATAGCCATCGGGCACTGTCCAAAAGGCAATTCCAGATATACAGTATGGATGCTGTTATAGAAGTTGCTCTTTGCAAGCACGCTTGATACAATCTCTTGTCTTGTGTCAAGCACCTTCATAGCCTCAACATTCGTATTCAGTTCCGGCCGTCTATATGCAAATCTGAACCACTGGCGGCTCGGCGGTGTAAGTCCGCTCATAACGCCTGCGGCGAATACCTGCGCCGCTCTCCAAGCTACCCCGTGCACAATCTTTAAGTCACGTCTGCGTGCGGGATTGGTCTTGTCTGCCGTATTGTCAAACTCACCGACAAACGGAAGCTGATAATCTCTTATCTCTTTCCATCTGTCCTCCCAATCTCGCCTATCTTCGTACATGCTTTTAAGCTTACGCACCAAACGTTGGCGGTCCGGCAAGTTCTTTTTCAGCGGCACCCCGTCACTAGGAAGTGTTCCCTGTGGCTTGCTCGCCGCTATCGTTTGAAAGTTCATAAGCTGTTACCTCTTAGCCTAAAGTATTACGGCCGCCCTCGCCGCCACTAGCAATAGTGCTTGTCTGCGTAGATGCAAAGCCTTTACGCTTCTTCTTGTTACTGTCGCTGCCGGTCGCAACTTCGCTGCTTGTCGCAACGGTAGTCGGGGCCGGGTCCACCTTCTCAACAGTCGGCATGTTGCCGCCACCGAATAATTTTGCAATACCACCCATTTTTAAACCGCCTCCATAATCGAATACTCCGTGTTGCACATTAGCTTTTTAGGCTTTCTATCATCAAACCCTAACTGTCTTAACGGAACGTTCCTTGCAAATGTTAATACTAGGCCGTCTGCAAGGTCTGGGGAACGTCCTAGTTTTTCTTTTATTTCTTCTTTAGGCGTTAACATTAAACGCCCATTCTTAGAATACTTATAGTGAATGACTGCAAGTTCTTCTCTTAGCCCCGGTTCTTCCGGCAAAGCGCCGCCAGCCTCTATCCACTCTTTCAGTTTGAAGTACATCTCTGCTCTGATGTTCTCGTATCGCTTATTCTCTATCGCCGCGCCTTGAAATGGTATCTCTCTTAGCGCCGTGTACCCCATCTGCCGCAATCTGTCGACTACGCCAGCGCCCATGTTGCCAACGTCTATAAAGGTCATATCTGCTTTATTTTCATCCATTGCCAAAGCAATATAATCTGCTGTCTGCATCGTATTCAGCTTCTTATACACTCTCGGTCGTGGATATACCATTAAACCCTTACGCTGCCATATACACGTTCTGTCATCGCCAAAGCGTGCTATATCTGCGCCTTGCACCAGCGGCATATCATAGGGAATATCCTTTTCCGTCAACTCTCTATTGAAAGCCCTGTCTAATTCTTCCAGACTGAAAAGCTCATTAATCGCCGATACGCTAAAGTCACACAAATACTCTTGTCTGAATTCTACCTCCGGCATATCCTCTTTCAGTTCTTCTATGCTCTTTGCGTCTATAATGCCGCTATCGTACACGTTCGACAAATACGCAAAGTAACGCTTATTCGTCTTGGCCTTCTTGTACATCTCATAGAAGTTGTTCTGCCCCTTGGGTGTACCGATGAAATAGCAATAGCCTTTTCTGTCGCCGTTCTCTATCGCAGGTCGGATTATCTGCGTCCACATCTCCGGCTTCATATCCGAATACTCGTCAAGTATTACGCCGTCCCAATATGTACCACGCAATGCGTCGGGATTGTTTGCACCAACGATATATATCCTCGCACCCTGTGCCCCAGGTACTTTACTAGGGAATTCAACATACTTTTTAGTTTCGTTCACCTTAATGCCTTCTATGACGCTTGTGTAATACTTCAATGGGCCCCATGCAATAATTTCCATCTGTGCACTGAACGGACCTACCAAAGCATACTGCGGGCTGATTAAGTCACTCTGTAAAGCATCCCTTATAAGATGATTCACCATTCCGATGGTCTTACCAAAGCGGCGGTGTGCTACGATTACTGCAAAGCGGTGTCTGCTTAATTCCTTATGCAGTACCTTCGCCCATGCAGGTCGTGGAGTATATGGTATCTGTATTACGTTTTCCATGTTTACCCCCTTGAAAAAATCGTTTTGGTAATTTTTGGTATTTACCTCCCCCGGCGGCTGCGAAATTTTTGGGCCCCACCCCCACTCAACGCCAGAGGAAAAGGCAAGAACCAAAATCATTTTTTTGTGAAAACCCAGGGAAATCACCAACGCCAGCGCCGCCAAACAACCAATCAGAACCCACGCCAAACAAAAACAAAAACGTGGTAGGCCTGCCGCATGAGCCACGCAGGAACGGCCGCAACGTATGCCAGGCGAATGCCTGCCGCCAGCATCTGGAATCATCAGCACAGCCGCAGCAGCAGGATAATATTTTACGTCCGATAATAAGGATTATGTTAAAAGCTCTATCTATGTTTATGTTTTGGTAGCATCTTCTGAACAATCGTTTACCACTATCGCATCATCTGCCGCGCCCCAATGATACACGGCCGGCCCCTTGTTGGCGTGCGTCTGCTTGTCAAACGCGCCAATACTATCAGCGTACATTTTAGAGGCTGCCAGCCGGTCCTTATTGCTGGCCTTGTTATCAGTCATGATTTTTAACCAATAGGCCTGCAGGTCCTGCACAGCCAGGACGGCTACGGCCGCCCCCTGCTGTTTGAGCAGCGCCGCACATTCCTCTAACGTCTGCGGCGTTGTCGCTATTGCCGGCGGCCTGCCTCTTGTCGGTGTATTTGTGTTAGCTAATAAACTTTTAATCTTAAACATCACATCACACTTTTGTTTCAACCTCTATATAATATATATTAATATCAATGACAACAGATTTTGTAAACATCAATAATATAAATACAATCAATAATCTTTATTTGCAAGAATCCAACAATAAAAAAAGATTGACAAATAAAAACTGTCAATCATCGATAAAATTATATTAATTATCTTGTTTTGAATTATATACCCTAAAAAATGCTATTAAGTCAATGATACTTTTTTAAATCTTTGTGAACCGTCTTAACATATTATAAATGTTGCTGAATAAAAAAAGAACGGCCGCCGCTGAACATCTGCCAGCGTGCGGCCGTTGCTACTCTTATAATGTTGTTTTAGCCCTCTACATCATCTGCGGGGCTGGCGTCGCTATCTGCTGGCGGCGCGGGGAACGTCAGAACGGCGCGCCCGGCATCATCTACAAACGCCAGGCGAACGCCGCAGGTCTGCGCCAGCTTAACCAAATCATTAATAGCCCAGCTGTTACGGCTCAATTTGTTCCGCACAGCGGGGACCGTAATCCCCAGGCCGTCAGCCAATGCCTGCGAACTCATGCAGCGCATAGCAATTAGCCCCTTGATTATAGCTTTACTGTTATCCATGTTTTACACCTCCATTATCCGTCGTCTACATTATACCGCATAGCGGTGTAATTGTCACCAAAAAAAATAAAAAATAATCAAAAAAGGTATTGACAAGCATAATCAACGACGTTATAATATAACTGTAATCAAGATACAGATACCGAATAGCGGTATACATTCAAGGAGGAACAAAAAATGACTTTTGAAAAGTATAATGCGAACCCCGAAAACAAGAATATTGGTGATTGCTCAATTAGAGCAATCTGCACGGCAACCCCGTTAACCTACCAGCAGGCTAAAAAGCTGCTGGAAACAAAGGTATTTGAAAGCGGCGCTGCATGGAACACCGTGAAGAACATCACCGCCGCCCTGGCTGACCTGGGAATTGAAGTTAAAGCCGCCAGCCGCGAAACAGTCAACAGCTTTACAAAGCATTGTGATACCGGCGCCAGCTACGTTGTTTTTGTAGCTAAACACGCCGTAGCCGTTGTTAACGGCGTTATCTATGATACATGGGACAGCAGCCGCCGTTTTGTAAAGCTGGTTGCCAAAGTCAGCCGCGAGAAATTCGCCGAATTAAAAGCAAAATACAGCCCGGAACCTAAAAAGGAGGAAAAGAAAATGGACTGGAAAAAGATTTTTGCCGCTTGCGAAACAATTGAGGAATTAAAGAAGGCGTTTAAAAAGGCCTGCATGAGTTGCCACCCCGACAAAGGCGGCAGCGCCGCCGAATTTAAGGCAATGAGCGCAGCGCACGACAAGCGCGCCGCCGAACTTGCCGAAAGTGAAAGCCGCCAGGAGTGGCAGCGCAACAAGAAAGCGGACGGCACTTATAAAACAGCCGCCGAAATCCTGGCCGAACAGGCGGAATTTGCCGAAATCCTGGCCGTGCTGATGGGCTTGAAGGGCCTTGAAATTGAAATTTGCGGTAGTTGGCTATGGATTGGAGGCGAAACGAAAGAGAACAAAGACGCCTTGAAAGGCGCCGGCTGCAGATGGGCCAGCAAGAAAAAACTTTGGTACTGGCATGCTGGCGAGTGGGTGAAGAAAGTCCGCCGCGCGTTGACTATGGAACAAATCCGCGACCTGCACGGCAGCGAGTTTTTGAAATACCGCCTGGAAACGCCCTTGTTACAATAGCCGAAACGCCGCCCCGTGCGGCGTATACCGGGGACCGGCCGCCCCGGTACTGATGAGGCAGGCCAAAACTGAACCTTGAAAATTTTAAAAGCGAAATAAAGGAGGAAGAAACCATGAGCAAAGCCGAGCAATTAGTAAAAGCTATAAAAGCGAGCCTTGCAGCCGTGGAACCGCGCCGCGCGTTATGCTGGCGCTTATGCCGCGAACACGTGGCACGAATCACCCCGGCGCACACCGTCGAGGATCTGGCAAATCATTTTGCCGCCGCGTTTTTCGCGGCCGAAGCGCTGAACGCAGAGGCGCGAGGCGTTTGCCGTTGCTATATCGCCTACACTGATATTTTTAAAGCGGAAACGCGCGAGAAGAGCACGCGCCTGGACCCCATCCGCGACGCCATCCGCGCCGCTGGCTATTCAAACGGCTATGACCCCACCACTTTAAGTTATGACGTTGACAAGCGCGAGCACGTTACCGCAAGCTTTACCGTTGGCCCGTGGGGCCAGTCCGGCGACTGGCGCAATCGTGTTTTAAACGGGGACTACCTGCGCGACGAGCTGCAGCGCCTGGAGAAAGAAGCCAGCGGAAAGACGCCGGCCAAAATCATAAGCGACGCAGAAGCGGCAGCCGCTGCCTGGCTGATGTTGAAAAAGCAGCAAGAGGCATATGAGCAGAATATTCTTGTTTTACGGAAAATGCTGCAGGCCGTCACTTTTGACGATTGGAATGATTGGAAGGTTAACGCTTATTAAGGAGGGCTGAAAATGAAACGAGAAGAAGCGTTAAAGCTATTGCGTCAAATTGAAGCGTACCGCAAAACCCCTGCAATGCACGAGGCAGAACGCGACATAACATGTCGCATCATCGCCGCTATGGTTGCAGAAGCAGGCGGCTTTAAAAGCCGCAACGAATGGACCGCAGAAATCAAGGAGGCTTTAAAGTGAAGCGAAAGAAATTTTATCAGCTTGACGGCGTTTATCGTAATAGTCATAATCTTATTATTGACCTTGCGAATAATTGCAACGTTGCAATTTACGGGCCGAAAGTGTTCTTTGTTTGCTGGTTCCTTGCTGGCAACCCCGGCCGCATATATAAATCGGAAGTATGCGGAACCAGCGTAAGCAATTTTTGTTTAGAACGTTGAATCAGCATTTTAAACTATTCAAAAAACAAGCCCCGAGGCAAACGCCCCGGGGCTTTTCTGTATCCTGCAAACGCGAGCAGGCTATATATTTTTGAAGCCGAAATGTTTTACAGGTATAATCCTAGGGCTGCCATGATTGGAACGCGTGGCGGCCCTTTTCTGTGCGTGCAGCGCATACTTTAGGGAATCGAAAAAACAAAAAGGCCGAGGCGAAAGCCCCGGCTTTTTTGTTTGTTGTGTGATACGTAAAAATATAATTTCTTCAATCCGTGCCAGCTTTACGCCTTTAGAGCCGGACCGACAAGCACAATACTTAAAAGGCGCTTGCGCTTATCGACAAGGCTATTATAGTATAACGCCCAACCAATAGCAAGCGTTTTCTTAATGTTTGGAAGCGGCAGCGCCGTGCGCCTGCCTTTACTTTTCTTGCTTCTGTTCTGCCCTGGCCTTTTGGAAGCTGTTGGCGTTTATGTCAATCCGCAGCAGTCCTTCTTGAATCGCCAGCATGAGTAGGCCGTCAATGAATGAGCGGCGGCGAAGCGCGTACACTTGCGGACTAATCTCATCCATAACGGAGATTTTGCGGACGGTCCAATGGTATACATACCGGTGCTGAATCGCCTTATAAGACTTGTCACCGAACCGCTGCCGAAACAGAAGAAGCGAACGCTCCATAACATCCAGCCATTTTTCCGGCTGGTAAACCAAAAACGCCTGCCCAAGATAAATACACCGGACCGCAGCAAGCGGCGTAACAGCTTGAATCGCAAGGCGTGCCGTAGAATCGCCGCCGGTCCTCATATCAAATTCCAAGCGTTCCGCTCTCTGTTGCATCCTGGCGGAAACAACCGCTTTACCAATCGCATTTTTGGCAAAGAACAAACTCTCTGCGTGGTCTGCTGCTTCTGCGTAATCCATTTTCTTTACCAGTCCACATCATCGAGCGGGTCTTTCCGTTCCTCTTTCGGAGGATACGGCGCTGTGTTTTCCGCAATCCGGACACATTCCAAATGCTCCATCAGCAAGTAGCTTGCTTTAGAATTTTTGCCGTTCCTATCCACGTATAAATCAGTCTGGAAGCGGCCGCCCACAATAACTTGCGAGCCTTTTGTAACAAAATTGCTGATATATTTAATCAGTCCAGGCACAAAGCAGCGGCAAGAAATGTAATCGTAAACGCGCTTATTATCTTTATCCCGATATTGGCGCGCACACTGTATTTCCAAAGTGCATACCTCTTTGCCGTTCTTCATAACTTTTGCATCCGGTTCAAATTTCACCCAGCCAAGTATCAAACAATTATTCAACATTATAAATTTTCACCTCAACTTTTGGCGTATCACTATATTTTTTAGAAACTGTAAGTTTAACAATCTGTTTATCATCCTTATAGACAATGCCAGATATAGAATCAAGAATAATTTTTGCGACGTTATCAACATCGGGCTTTTTAATCGGTAACTGTAAGCCGTTTAAAGCCTGCTCCTTGAATTTTTTCGACTTGCTGGCAGGAATACCCACGTCAGCTATTATCTCTACACCTAGTGGCAATTCCGTGAGCGTCAGCCCTATTCTTTGCATTGCTTCACTAGCAAGCAATTTGACATAGGCTTTATAGTTGCGGCTTTTCTCCGGGTCGTATGCTTTTACAAATCCGCCATGAGTAGAAAAGCGAGGCCGTCCCTGCGCCGTCGGTTCGCCTGGAATCGTAAATGTTAATTTCATTTTTCTGCATCCTCATTGCTTTTCTGTACTGAATTGCCAGAATTAAGCTCATTTTGTAAATTGCGAAAAGCTTTAATGCTTTTGTTTGCAGCTGCGATTAAAGCACTATCAAGGCAAGGCCCCAGGCTATATGTTTCTTCGTCCTCAGCCTTCGCCAGCTCCGCCATATACAAGCCAATCAGACTATATACGGCAATGTCCTTCAAACTTTCAGCGATTTTATCGCCGTGAATATCGTGAGTATAAACAAAAGCGATATGCTTTGCCATATACGCTTTCAGCTCCTCAAACATTCCCTCTGCATCGTCGCCGCGTCCGTTCAGCAGCGCGCCGCAGCGAAAATTAGCAAGCTCATCTGCGCCGGAGGAATACTGCTCATGCTTTTTCTTGAACAGTTCCTCCAATTCGTCAAGCTGGCTATACATAAATTCGCTTAACCCTTTATTCATATTTTTGTGCCTCCTTTACATAGTCAACATAATAAACTTCAAGAAAATCTTCCGACGCTTCTGCTTCTGCCTTAACCTGCGCTGCATCAGCGTTATCAGCCTCAACGCAGGTTTGCAAGTCCATATCGGGGAAAGCGATACTCTTCCAGGTTACAAGATACGTCATTTTCTCGCGTCCCTTTCCTGTTTAATCGCTTCCAATATCGGACGCTGAAATTCGCAGTCATCATCAAAATTCACTTTGCCGTCTTTACCTCTGTGCATCTCCATTATCTCGAAATTCCATTCAAGATCGCGTTCCATTTGCGCCAACATCCAGTCTGGAAAGCGGTGAAGGTTTGTCACCAGTTCGCCTTGGATAGCTGCTAACGCTTGTGTTGGGATTCTGTGTACTGCATACCGAAAAGCATAAAGCAGTACGATTAGTTTTTCGTCATTCATTGCTGCACCCTACTTACATCCCTGTAATGCATCTGTTAGTAAGCTTCTTGTAAACATCTTCGTACATTTCTTGTTTATCACCATTGAAGGTATATTCTGCATAGATGCCGTCACCGCTGACTGTAGTAGACAACAACGCTTTATAGTTCTGCAGTGTTTTACACGCCCAAACAACAAATACGTTTTCGAGAGTGATTTGCTCTTTGTTGTTATGGTTGTACCATTCTACTAATTTGTTTTTACATACGCTTTCAAACTCAGCCATACCTGTAATAATCATTTTTCTACCTCCTTAAATACACCCACCGCAGCAGCCGCGCGGAACTTCATCGTTCACTAAAGCTTCCAATTCGAGCCAGTCGTCTTGCAACTCTGGTGCAAGAGCGTCGCGGTCTATTAACCAATCTCCTTCTTCGACTTCCGCTTCCCAATCTGCGTCAAAGCTTACGCTTCCTCCGGATATTAAAACTCCATACATCGAATATTGCTTGCCGTCTTTTTCAACAACCAGCGTTCCGCGGCACAAATTCGGCCAAGCTCCGTCGTAAGAAATAAACTTAATCATTTTTTCACCTCCTAAACAATAATCGGCACGTTAATATCCTTTGCGTACAGGTCTACGCCAGCAACATCAACGATAGCAACGTGCATCGGAGTGCAGTGTGTACGCAAATATTTAACTAACGGCATAGCCGCTTCTTTAAGTTCTGCCTGTTGCTTTTCATGCCAAACACAATCCGCTTTCACTTCGTTAAAGACTTCTAATTTTTCTTGGTGTTTCACTTCTAATTCCTCCTAAACTTTTTCAAGGGACTTTTTGTGTCACTCTGCAACTTTTTCAAGGGAGTTTTGCAAGAGATTTTTGCAACATGTTGCAGTTTTCTCTCCTAAATTTCATACTCCACGCCCATTTCTTTAGCCACGGTGGGGAGTGCAGCTTCCGCTTTTTCGCACGTGCGGTATACCCAGCCTTTGTCAAGCAAAGCATACTCATTCGGGAATCCGCCCCACCACGACGAGCGAACAACCCATTTGTCGCCCAAAAGCGCAAAGCTATAATAAACATCACCTTTTCTCGGCTTCCACGGAAGTTTAACGATTTCAATATCGCCTCTTACCAGACCAACAAGCGGCATGTGGGCAGTTGTGTATACTTTTTCTGCGTCATCGTCACTCACTAGCAGTCCGTCGACGATAAATTTATAAATCGCTCCTTCGCGTCCTTTAATTTTAAATTCTTCGCCCAGCTCCACGCCGAGCATCTTTGCGATTTCTGGGATTAAATTTTTAGCCATGTTATCACTCCTTCACAGCTTTACTAGCCTTTAAAATTTTCTCAATCAGCGCGTCTACTGTCTTTCCGGTAAATTCGCCTGTTGCTTTGATGTTGGCTGGCGTTATACGCTCAGCAGCATACATAGCGAATATTTCCGTTTTTGTTGGAAGGAATACTGCCAGCGTATCTAAAATAACAGCCGCACAAACAAGTATTTTGAGTGCCTGGACGGATTCATCATGCTCATAATCATCTGTCAAGACTGCCATTGCAGCCGTCACGGCAAATGCAGTTACTACGAGGCCTACTACACAGCAAATCACTTGTATAAACTCTATTCTGCCTGCCCAGTAAATCAGCCACGGCGAAATAATCGGCTCATTCATTACTTTTACACCCCACAATCTTTCTACCGCACCAGCAGCAGTGCGACTGCCTAAAATTTTCAAACGTGCCGCCGCACTTTTTGCAGCGATAAAGCGCTATCACCCCTTCATAGCGGCCTGTATGCGTCACTACCGTTGTACGGTCAAGCTCATGCTTGATAGCCTTAATAATCAGTTTTTGTTTGCGCACCGCTTCCGCAAGGCAAACGCTGCCTTTAAATTCTGTTAAGCAACTTTTGGCAAGTCTCAACATTCTGCGATTAGCATCTAAGGTCTCACGCAATTCCCTTTCGTTTGTCGACAGGCTATCCCACCATTTCTGACGTTCTGGAGTCATTTGCTATTCCTCCTTTAGTCAATTTCTTCAGCTTCGGTATATTCAATTTCCTCGTCACAGTTAATGCTAACCGTAGCAGAATCGGTGTCACACACGCCAATTATCTTATCAGTGCCACCATTGCCAACAAAAGCCGTTGCCGAAGAACATTCATCGTAAGCTCTTTCGATAGCATCTTCCTTGTCTTCCGCTTCAAGCTCTACGCACACGAATGCTGTTACCTTTCCGTAAACCACATATTTTTTCATTTATACTTCCTCCTCATCTTTTTGCCAACCGACAACGTCTTGCTCATCACCGATACACTTAATGGTTTTGCCCAGGATTTTACACATTTTCTTTAGCCACTCTACGCTATGCCCTTCAAGCACCTTGTCCATTTCTTCGTCTGACAAGTCACTAAAGCAGATGCTTTGCCAGCTGCCGTCACGCTTAACGCGAAAATACACGCCGTCTAGATCTCTATTCATGTTCAACCTCCTTTTCAATCGCTGCACGAATAGCCGCTATTGCCTGTTGCAAATAAAAATCATCGCCGCTGTTCGTCCAATCGCCTAAAATATCGTCAATATCGTTAACAACTTTCACGCGTTCTTCGTTAGTCATGTTCTTCAACCTCCTTTAATCGCTATCAACAAAGCAGCCGCAGCCGCCAATATCGAATAAGTCTATCTCCTTATGACTTTCCACATCCTGCCGAAGTTGCCTTAATGTATAAGGCTTAGCAACTCCATTCATGGTCTTTTTCATAAATGCTATATCCTTGCCTAATAACTCACGCATGGAATTTTCTTCCTGCTCTGCTCTTGCGTATCGGTCCGGCAACGCTTCAAGTAGTTTTGCGAAATGCCCTTGCCCCGCACGGCAGCAGAAGCCGCCGCAGTTATTATGCGCAAATCCCATAGCGTACAGTCTTGGCGGTTCTATGCCATCAGCCTTTAACACTTCAAGCATATCAACCTTGCTGAGATATGGTGCTTCACTCATTGGATATTCAACCTTGAACGGTGCCCAATTTTTCCTCGGTGCATTAAAACGATGTGTTTCCGTCCAATCCAATCCCAGATACAACTTAGTTTCTTCCGGCTCATAATTGCTGAAAATATAATCATGAGCTGTTTTCTGCTTTAGGATATGACTGCACGGCGCCAGCCTATTGTTCCCTAAAAATCTGCTATCCCGGTACACTTCAAAAGGTGTTCTTCCGTCAGCGATTTTTATCAGTTCAGCGCCTAGCTTCTCCGCTGCCTCGTTGATAAATCTGTATAAGTCCTCGTCCTCTATTTTGGTGTCGGTAAAAAGCAGGACAACGTTCTCTTTACCGACGTTTTCTATAACTCGCTTGGCGGTGCAATAACTACACGCGCCGCCGCTAAAAAATACTACGTGCTTCACTCACGCCAGCTCTTTCGTGTTTTATTACACATGAGCCGGGCACGCCAGCAAGCCACCCATACAGTAAGCTGATTAGACTAACTGCGCAGTTATCGCCAGCGTTTACGTTTATTCTTAGCACTCAATGCGGTGTTCCCAGGTAATCAACCTTTGAGCCTGTGCAGCTCGCCACCTCAACAACCCTTGTTAGGATGAGTGATTCGCGGTATTATTTCTCTTCCTCGCTCCGCACTTCTGCGGCGTATTTTCACACCGCTTGCAAGGCCTATCGCACTCACAGCAGCAGATGTGTAAGAGTGTACTTATCACGCACTCTGGAGCAACAGCCTTGCAGAAGTATTTAGGTTTTATGCGCGCTTCAATCGCGCTTGTTATTTCTCTATTCGGCTCCGGGTCGCTTTTCGGCGGTTGCGGCAAGTCTAACAGTCTAGCGACTTTGCGTTTGCAATTCAGCAAGCCGCAAGATTTCGCTTTCCCTCGCAGGAATTCGCCGGTTTTAACTTTTTTTGTCTTTCCGCAATCGCACCGCACTAAAAAATAAGTGTTTCGTGCGTCCTCATAACCTAAAAACTTTTCAATGGTCAACGTGCCGTACTTCATGCCGACCCATGCCACCCAATTCCTCACGCCAGCACCTCCAAAGTAAGATCATCGCCACATTTCATCAACTTACTTTTACAAGGTTCATGATGCTTGCGGCTGTACGCGAAGTCATTCATGTAGCATTGCAGGATACGGAATTGATTGTCAATAGCGTTATCATTCAAGCCAATCTGCCGGCCGTACTCAAATACGGCTTTATCCTGCGGCATATACGGCATAATGAGCCGGTGTTCCGCCAGCTTTGCCATTGTCCATTTGAGCAGCATACTGTTCAGCCTATCAGCTAGCGGCTTTCCGTCGCTCAGTTTCTCCATGTTGCAACGGTTTATATTCTCCTGCACATGAGCTTCTTCTGCCTGCTTCAAAGCCGCCTGCATGAGCGCCGGGCTGATTATATTCACGTTAAGGCCGTTCGCACCGGTCAAGGTAAGCGCAATCTGCTCTGCTTTCTCCCACCGGTCAAGGCCTATATTTTGCTGATTAAAAATTCCCGTCCAAAGGTCGACTGTTTCTGACAGAATTCTTTTCGCTTCTTCCAGGCGGTCAAAGCCGGGCCGTATATCCTGCGGCATCCGTTTTCCTGCCTGTTGCAGTTTAACAATCGTTTGGGCTATTCTCTGCTGTTGCAGCATCTTCTTCGCCTCCGTACAATTCGTTCACTAGGTCCATGCCTGTATAATCATTCCTGCCTTGCTTCTTGCTGTTGCCGCTGGCATAGTTTCTTGCTACGGTCTGCACATACGCAAAGTTTCTTGCGCCGTGCTCTACCGCCGCTAGTATTCCTTGCTCAACGGCAGCTTCGCCAACCTCACCTAACAAGGCTTGCAGTTTTTCTCCGACGATTGGAGTAAGCGGCATCATGTTTTTCTCCCACAAGGCAAAAATTTCAGTATGTGTTTTTGCCTCGTCATCGTCATTTCTTTTAGGATGATGATAATCATCCTTTTCTTTATCTCTATACTCTATACTCTTATCTCTAATCTCTGTCGGACATTTTGTCCCTTTTTCTGGGGACATTTTGTCCCCCTTTTCGGGGACATTTTGTCCCTTTTTATTTTGACGTTGCGTCTTTTTCTTCGTCGCTGATTCTGACGCGCTACCGCTGCCGGTCATATTAGCAACCTCCGGCAAGTAGCTTTCGCCTTTATCGTTCTTCTCAATAAGGCCAATTTGTTCAAACAAAGCAAGCGCGCTTTCGACGATTTCAATATCAAATTGCGTCTGTTTAGCGATTGATTCAGCAGTATGCTGAATAGTCATTTTGCCGACCTGCCGAACAAGTACGCCGTCAGTTTTCAATGACTTTAAGCACAGTTTAAGGTACAAGAGTACGTATTTTTCGCCGTTTTCCTGGTCCTCTAGCCACTCAACGACATCACTTTCAAAGAAGTTTTCGTTGAGCTTTAACCAATAATACCTGCCAGCCATGTTTTACTCCTCAAAGTATGTAGGTACTTCGTACACCATTTTATTGTTCTTCCGGTATACCTTGATTCTTCCGTCCTTCTTGCAGAACTTCAAAAATCTATACCAGCGTTTCGAATTGCTCTTTCTATGCGAATACATAGAAAGAAGATGAAGTTTCGCCGCTCCCTTGACAAGCTCAAAGAATAAGTCGAAAGCATCTGGCTTTGCTTCTTCTAAATCGTCCGCAAATTTGTTACTGAAGCCAAAGTGTCCTTTACCTACAAGAACTATTGCTTTACTTTTTTCGCACGGTGTCGCTTTTACATTCAACATCTTGTCCCACTCCTTTCAATTTTTTAGGGGACATTTTGTCCCAAAGTTGGGGGACATTTTGTCCCCACTTTTCGGGACATTTTGTCTCCGATGATTTTGGTTATTTCATACTTGCTTCAATTTCTTCTGCCGTGAAGATTTCGCCGGTTACAGTATCAACCTTGCCGCCCTCTGTAAGCTCCTGCGCTTGCTCTGTAGCGTTCTCTGCGTCAACGTCGATGTATTCAGCCTCGCCGGTTTCTTCGTTGAGCACAGCGGCTTTTCCGTCGCTCTCTAACGCTTCCTGCATCTCGATGGACATAGGCGCGTAGGTTTTCATGATAGAGAGAAGAACGGTTTTGCAAGCCATAGCGTCAAAATCAGACTGCCACGGGCCACTATTAAAAGCCTTACTAAAACGTTTAGCATGGGCGATAACTTCTTCTTTAGTCCAGTATGCGGTCTTGCGAAAGCCGTTAATGGTTCCAAATCTTGCAAAGTAGCCTACAATATTATCAGAAGTTTTTTCGCCCGGCGTATATGCCTCGGTGAATCTGTTCCAATCTCTGATTTCACCCTCGTACACCGGCGTCATGATGATATGCTTCATCTTGCCGGTACGCATTGCAAGCTCAATCACGCCCTTATAACCAATCTGGAATTGAGCGCTGCCCTTGTACGGAACAATCCATGCCTTACCCAAAGACGGGTTAATGGGAAGGTCCAGGCTTGCAGCAGTCGCAGCCGCCGCCAGAATAGTTTTCGGGTTCGCCGTGGCCAGCAATTTATTATTGTTAGTCAGTGTCAGCAAAGAGGAAAGAAAGCCTGCGCTTTTCTTACCTAACATCTTCTCAAAACGTTGCTGCACGCTTTGAGAACCAATCATCACACCTAATGCAGAAGGTGCTTTGCTAGCGGCCGCAGGTGCTGCCGCTCTTTTTGTAATACCTTTTACTGTTGCCATTATTCTTTTAACCTCCTTAATTTCAGACAGTCTTTTTCACTGTCATATAGAATTTCTTCCAGCGACAAGTCCAATGCTTGTGCCAATTTTACACGTGTACGCAATGCAATATTTTTAACTACGCCGCATTCGTATGAGCTGATGGTCGGCTTCTCTACGCCGACCATTGCAGCAACATCACATTGCAGCAGCCCTAATTTCTTCCGTTTATGGAACAAGGTTACACCTAATTCCTCCTGCTCTGTAAGGCTCATTTTAACGTGAACCTCATACTAGGCTTGCCAACCTTAGCATACTTTTCGTATACGTCCGGCAGGTCTTTTTTCAGTGCCTTTTTGTCCAGCGTTACTCTGCCGGCAATCTGTATATAGGTAATTTTTCTGTCCATAAACACACCGCTTTCGCTGCCGTCCAGCATGAGCTTCAAGGCATTTTGTGCCTGGCCTAACTGTTCTTCCAGTACCTTTTTCGTTGCGGTCAGCTCATCAATACGCTTAATGTATTGTTCTGCTGCACTAGGCAGTGCGATACTGTCAACTGCTAACTTATCCTTATTCATTTTGTCAATAGTTGCGGCGGTGCTTTCACTGCCGTCAACTTCCGGCGGGATATTGCTTTGCAGGTTATTCCAGAATATAATAGCCTCCGCTCTCATATCTGAAATAAACTCATCGTTGCGCGGGATTTCTTTCCATACAAAATGGTTGCCGCCGATTAAGCAGGCGATATACCACTTCTCGCAGCCGGTAATAGCCATGTACCATTGACACTGGCAATAGTAGCTATCTGGCAGCTCGTCACCGTCCCAATCTTTCGACTTAAAGCCGTTCGCAGTCTTACATTCAAGGCCTGCGTTCTCACCAACCACAAGGCGGTCAACGTTCGCAAGCATAAATTCATATGATTCATCTTGCAGCGTGCCGCATTTGCGAACCTTTTTACCGGTCAGCTCACAGAATCTGTCAGCTACAACCTGTTCAAGGACGGTTCCCCAATAAACAAATTCATTATTGGAAAGGTCCTCTGCTTCTACATCGCCATGCTTTTCAGCGTAGAGTGCATAAGCGCTCTTCCAGGGATTAAGTCCCATGATGCAGGCTACGTCACTGCCGCCGATACCACTATTGCGGACGCGTTCCCACGCCACGCGGTCGGCCGCCTGCTCAACTGTCATGATCAGTTTACCCTTCAATTTTTCATGCCTCCTTAAATTTCTTTATATAACGGAATAACAATTTGTTGTCCCGCTTGCAACCACTTCACGCCGTTCAGATTGTTGTACTCGGTTATATCATGCATAAACTCACGGCAATCACGGTACTTATCCTGTTGGTCCATGTAACGCCCGGTAATCTCCCACAGCGTCTGTCCCTCGCCTACGGTGTAGGCAACCAGGGTTCTGCTATAACTAGGGAACAAAACACCATGTGCTCTAATGGCCAGCTTTGCGGCGCTGCCACCGGTCAGAAAGATAAGACCGGCAAGCAGCATGACAGTGATGACAAACGCTTTCACTAAGCCTTTAGTAGTCTTGCTCATTTTCCCCATCCTTTCATAACAACCTTGCGCCAGCACTCGCCACCGCTGCACACGGTAACAAGCAGGCCGCTTTCCTTATCCACTACTTTAGAGAAGTTCATGTGCGACAAGTCTTTGCCGCATACAACACATCTTCTTTTCTTCTTAGTCACTCAGTCATACCTCCACACTTCTTCTTCCAATTCAAGAGGCGTAATGCCCATATATGCGGAAAATTTTGCGGGGCTGATATGATAAGTCCAGTTCTTTTTACTGCTCGCGTGGAAGGCCACACCGAACGGCAAGGCTCCGCAGCGCAAGCCACAGCGCACAAACATTTCGCTTTTCTGCATAAGCCGCGCGGCTGTTTTAATAGGAACGTTTCCAAGCATCTTACTGCCTCCTTTGCTTTAGAAAGCGCATTGCCGTTTCGTAGCGTTTTTCAGCTCTTTCAATAGCTTCTGCGCGTTCTTTCTTTTTAGCTTTTTCTTCCAGCGTGTCACACCGGATTGCGCCCATGATTCTTTTCAAATCTTTGTCGGTCCTACTATTCAAAGCACACCTCCTGCCCGCGCCGACGCTAGGCGCGGGGCTTGTTTCTATTTCAGCCCTACTGGCCGACTACCTGTTGTTGCTGTTCGCACAGTCTTACGGCAGCTTGCAAGCCCTGCATATATGCGGCCGCAACCATAAGGCCGTCCGCTTTAAGCTTGGACATATCAACCGCCGTGCGCTTTACGCGCTTTTCAGCAAGCATCTCTTTTACTTCCATTGTTGCCACCTCCCTTTTACAAGATACCTAATGCCTAATTTAGACATTTTATTCTTTTTTTCAACACCTTATGCTGTTATTATACTACTATCAATTCTTCTCGTCAACTATTTTTGTCTATTTTCAACATTAATTCTTGTATTCTCTCTATGTTTATGTTAAAATAAACACGTAACGTTTGGTGGCGACACTAGAAAGGAGTGACTTGCAATGAATGAGCGTTTAAAGCTATTGCGCAAAGCTTTAAAACTGAATCAGTTAGAATTCGCGGAGAAAATACAAATAGGACGTTCCACTTTGGCAGGCTATGAAAACGGGCTTACTAATATGACAGATAGGTCCATCCGTGATATTTGCCGCGTGTTCTATGTTAATGAAGATTGGCTACGTACTGGCGAAGGAAATATGTTCCGCGCCAGGAATACAACCAACGAAGAATTAGCACTGCAAGTTGGCAAGCTGTTGAAGACAGATGATGAGTTTACCAAGAATCTATTTTTGGAATATCTCAAACTGCCGCCGGAAATGAAAACTTTATTTGAAGATTTCGTTCATAATCTGGCAAAAAGCAAATAACCGGCAAATAAAAAAATCCCCCGTACCATCCGCGGTACGGGGGATTTTGCTATGCCTTTTAAATTAGTGCAGCAAATAAAAAATCAATCTTCGTCTACAAGTCCAAGGATAAAGCTGTATATGACAGCCAGCGTTTCTTCATCTTTCACTTCCTGCAATATACCGATTATCCTACTCAATAAAACCTGCATTATGCCCTCCATTCAAATTAAAGCAGGCCTACAACACTAAGAACCTATTTATATTCTACCACTAAACTCGCTCATTATAAAGAGTTTTAGGAAAAGTAATTATTTGAATTGCAGTTTACATTTAAATGTGCTATTATTAAATCAAATAAAGACAGAAAGTGAGGTGGTTAACATGGTTGACAGTGACACTATAAGCCTACAGATTAAGAACCTCTATCAAACAATTTTCGCTGTGCCATTGGCGCAAGGCGTGACATGGGCAGTCTAAAAAGCTGCCCATTATTTTTTTATTACAAAGGAGAGTGAACCGATGAAAAAATTTATGTCTGACAAAAAGAATGTTGTCATTATCCTTCTGACAGTAGCGGTTTCCCTGGAGTTTGCGTTTATAATTAAATTGCGACATGATGTTAACAAAAATTTTCAGAAGATAGAGTCTTTACAACATGTAGTGGCGAAACTAAGCAATGATGTTAGTGATTTAAGACAAAACGTGTTATCATTAGAGTTTGACTTCAAGCGAGAAAAATCAGTCGTAAGGCGCAATGAGATTTTCAAACAAAAACAACAATAGCCCACGCCGTACACGTGAGCTATTGTTGCTGTTGTTTTTGCCGAACCGTAAACACAATTTTGAAAGGAGGTTGTTTAGCATAAAGAATCTGAACACATGAAAACCTAGAAAAAAGGAGAGCTAAGGAAAATCAAGATTGCATCTTCATTTCAACACCCCGAAAAAATGAAGGTACTATAGTGCTTGTATATGTGCCCACGGAAGCTGCGCCGTCTACTGCGCCTACACCGGACCGCACAGCCGCCCCGAACACCTACTTATATTATATCATGATAATATGTTTAATTTGTGAATAATAACTTCATATAAACGCTTAAAGAGTTTATACACATGTTATCCCCAACTGTTGCAAAAAATGCAACAACTGAAAAAGGAAGGAGCAACTAAACATGAAATTACCTAACGGCTATGGTTCTGTTACGAAGCTGACCGGGAACCGGCGGCGGCCATTTATGGTCCGCATCACAACGGGCTTTACTAATGACGGCCGTCAGCTTATGAAAATACTAGGCTACTATGCAAAGCGCACAGAAGCACTTACTGCCCTAGCCGAATACAATCAATCGCCCTATGATGTTGAAAGTGTGGGCTTGACGTTTGCCCAGGTACACGAGAGATGGGAAGCCGCAACCTACGTTGACGGCAAAGAGCAATCTAACCAATATAAAGCAGCATATAAGCGCTGCGCGCCACTATGGGATATACCGTTCAAAGATATTAAGACTGCGCAATTTCAGCAAGTCATAAACGACTGCGACAAAGGCTACGCCACCAAGAAGGCAATCCGAATCGTATGTAATCTGATGGCCAAATATGCGCTTGCTAATGATATTATAGTAAAGAACTATGTTGAGCTTACCAGCCTACCGCCCCAGGTTGAAAGCAGAATACATAATCCGCTGACACAAAAGGAGCTTGCTATATTATGGGAGAACAGCCAGGATATAAAAGTGCAAGCTGTGCTTATCCTCTGTTATACCGGTATGCGCCCCACTGAGTTAGTGAAAGTTGAGAAAGCGGACGTTGACTTTGAAAATAAATTCTTCGTCGGCGGCATGAAAACTGCGGCAGGCCGTGGCAGAAGAATCCCGATCGCTGATAAAATCTTCGACTTCTTCAAGGATGCTTGCAACCGCAGCACCGGCAAATGCATCTTCTCTGATGAGCGGGGAAAGAATATATCCTATGACATGTATCGCAGCAGATACTGGGAACCGGTAATGAACATGTTTAAGATGGACCACTTGCCCGGTGACGGCCGTCACACCTGCGCAAGCCTGCTTGATGATAAAGACGTAAATGTAAAAATCAAGAAATTAATTCTGGGGCACGCCAGCTCCGATGTAACAGAAAGGGTTTACACTCATAAGACGTTGGAACAACTATTAGAAGCTATAAATTTAATATAGTTTGTTACATACGTGTTACGTATGTGTTACATACCCGTTACATACGTAGCTTATTTTCTATGAGCCGTGGACACTTTTTGAAAATAACGTAAGCGAAGAAAAAGCCCGCAACCTGCATGGTTACGGGCTTTTCTTGCGATTTGTGATTGATTGAGATAGCCTTCTCTATTAACGTTTGG